CTTGAGAAAAGCTGGTTACGGAACTGAGTGCTGTCGCGGACGCCACCGAGCACAAGGTCCAACACGACGCCCCTGTGCTTACGGAGCATCATTTCCACGCTCTTGCTGTCCAGCGCGGCGATGTTGAAGTTGACATCCTGTGTCAAATTCAGGTTGGAGCTATCACCCTGTCGCCCGCCCTTGGGCACCACTTCCTCGCCCTTCTGCAGAATGGCGGGCACCTCGTCCGGCTTGAGTCCGGCGACCCCACCCTCGTGCATCCGGAGTGCCCCGCGGAACACCGCCGGGTCAAGGGAACGCATCGTTGCCGGAGCCCCGACCACGCCACCACTGTGCATGACGGGGGCCGGGAGCATACTGGGGTCAAAAGGCACCATGTCCGGCGCGGCGGGAAGGCCCCCGCCGATGCCGGACGCGAGGTTACCGATGCCTTTGATAAGCTCCGCGGCGGCCATCTGAGCGATGAGCTTCTGGATGGTTTTAATCACGCCCTTGGCGAACTGTTCAATGGAATCCATGCCTTGGAGCGTATCCCCGATGAGCGTGGCCAGTTCGTCCTGAATGTTCCGGACAGCTTGGGTCCACGCTTCCGCCCACTTGTCCGCTTGGTCCGCGGCGTCCTCTGCCGCGAGTGTCTCAAGTTCCATTTGGTGGGCAATCTTCTGGCGGGCAACAAACTGGAGGATAAGCTCCTCACTCACCCCGGCCAGCCGCTTCTGTTGGACGGCCAGCGCGTCGTTGATGGCCCACAACGCCTTGAGCGCCCGCACTTGCGCGTCCCGGTCCTTGTCTCGGGACGCGGTGACTTCCAACTGGGCGGCATGTGTCTTCTCCTGTGCGTCCACGCCGTCAATGAAGGCAACCGTTTCGTCCGTGGCCGCTTGGGTGACATCATTGAGGTGCTGAACCAGCGCCTCCATCTCCGCGTTGACCCGTGCCGCCTCGTCTGCCGCCACTGTCCGTGCATCATTGGACTCCAGTAGGACGCGAAGCTCTGCCAGTTGCGCCTCCGTGGCGCCCCTCTTGGCGGCGATGTACAGGGCGGCCTCTGTCGCGGCCATGCCGTAGATTTCACCCTCCAGCTTGATGGCGGCAATCTCGGTGTCAATGGCCGCCCGGCTCTTGAGCAATACATCCGCGAGGGCTTGCGCCGCCTCTTCCCGGAGTGTCGCCGCGTCCGCCGCCGCCGCATCCGCCGCGGCCCTGACGCCCGCCGCCGCCGCGGCGTCGTCATCAAGCGCGGTCTGCGCGAGCACAGCCGCGTTCCGTTTCTGGAGCAAGGCGATGCCCTTCTCATACGTGGCGATGTCGTCCTTGTACTTCTGGCGCCCCTTGTCGGACAGCAACCGCCCGCCCTGCTCCTCGTCCATCTTGAGCGTGCGCCGGATTTCCTCAACTCTGGTTTGGAAATCGTCAATCTGAATCTGCGCTTCTTCAAACGGGTTGGCGAGTTGCCGCACCTTCCAGAACTTTTCGAATTCCTCAAAGAGCCACACCAGCGTGGGATTCACGGTGGCACTTGTCCCGATGGACTTGATAAAATCAGCGTAGGCGACGTCAGCACGATGGATGGCCCCGGACAACCCGGTAGCCGCGGCCTTCCCGGCTCCACCGAACTCCCCGGTAAGCTCTTGGAGGATGACCTTCTGTGCTCCGGCAATGTCGTTGACCGCCATCATGGCCTTGACTTGGGCCATCTGCTGGGTGGTCAACTGGACACCTACACGGCGGAGCGCGGTTACTCCGAGGATGGGGTCGTTGAGCGCCTTGCCCACTTGGATGATGGACTGTTTAACGTCAGTGCCCATGACCTCCGCCATGTCAAGGGCAATCTCCATTCCATCCTTGAAGGTCTGCCCCTGTACACGCCGGAACGTGGCCATGAGGGCGATGGCGTCCTTGGCGTCCTCGTCCGTAGTCAGGAAGGTGTTCTGGAGAGTTTGTGAGTACTCGTTCAACTGCTTCGCGGTGAACCCTGCGGCATAGCCCGTGGCTCTGAGGATGGCGGCCAGCTTTGCCTCGGACTTCTGGACCTCGGCGGCGCTGGTCGTAATGTCCTTGAGCACCTTGACGAGCGCGGCGCCGCCGACCAACCCGGCCAGCATCCCGGTCCCGCCGAAGAACTTGCTCACTCCACCCATGAGACTCTTGCCCGCGGCCCCCAGACCAGCGGCCAGCTTGGTGGCCATGGCGGCGGCTTGCGCCTCAGCGACCGCCAGTGTTTCCATGGCGGCGGTGGCGGCAAGCGCGGCCTCAGTGTCGGAGGCAAGGACCGCGGCCAACGCCTCCTCTGCGGCGAGCAAGTGAGTGGCGGAGGCGGAGGCCACTTCCTGCGCGGCGGCCAACTCTGCGGTCGCGACGGCACGCGCCTCCACGTACCCGACCGCGGCGGCGGCGTCCGTGGCGAGAGCTTCCTCGGCGGCAATCCATGCAAGGTCCGCGGCGGTAGCGGCCTCTTGTGCGGCGGTCAAGCGAGTCAGCGCGGCGGCCTTGGCCTCGCTACTGGCCGTCGAGGACGCCCTGCCCACCGCTTCCTCGGCGGCGAGCAGTTGAGTGGCGGCGGCGGTGTTGGCTTCCTGCGCGGCGGTCAGGCGAGTCAGCGCGGCGGCCTTGGCCTCGCTACTGGCCGTCGAGGACGCCATGACCGCGGCGACTTCCCCCTGCGCCTTGGTCATGTCAGCCGTCGCGGCGGCGGCGACCCCTTCCGCGGCGGCTAGTTGCGCCAAGGCGGCGGAAGTGGCGACCGCGGCGGCGGCGTCCGTGGCGAGGATGGCACCCACCGCGGTTTCCGCGGCGAGAAGCTCGGCGGCGGACGTGGCCGCCAACCCCTGTGCCACGGCAAGGTCCGCCGCCGCCTTGGCCGCGGCTTCCCCGCCCGCGGACGCTCCACCTTCTGCGGCCATGACCGCGGCCTGTGCCTCGACCAGCATTTGCGCTGAAGCCGCCGCGGCTTCCTGTGCGGCGGTCAACGCGGCAGTGGCCTCAATGAAGGCCATCTCCGCTTCAACCCCTTGGGAGATGCCCTGAACCAGCCCAGTAGCGAACTGCTTGGCAAGTTCAACTACCGAGACATTGGTCGCCTCGGTAGCCACTTGCAATTCATCCAGAGCCGTTGTCCCAGCGTCCGCGCCACGTACAAGCCCGGAGGGGTCAAGCTCCATGCCCAAGCGAATTAATTCAGACATGGCTACTCCTTCGCACGGGCCTTGTGTCGTTGCTCATAGAGAGCAATCCACAACATTTCTTCCTCAAGCGTCAGGACTTCTTCCAACTCTCCCAACGTCTTGCCCAACGCTTCCGCCAGAATCAGCCGGAAGCGGAGGTAGGGTCCGCTTCCAGCTTCTCCGTCGCCGCGGCAACGGAGGGCATGGAGGACTGAAACATGAACGTGATAAGCCGCTGGACCACCGTAAAGTCGGCCTCACTGCGGAGTGCGTGCATGTCGCCCATCTGAAAGACGGGCTTCCCGTCCTCCCCCTGCGCCTTGAGCGCCAGCAGGAGCATGTTCCGCTCCAGCGGCGTCTTGGGGTCACGCTCACTCACACCTTCCCAATCATTCACCGTGAGCTTGGTGAAGTAGAAGGTCAAGTCACCCCATTCCGGGATGGTAATGCTCTGGCGGTCACGGGCGGAGAAATGGCGGATTTGGTCCACCGCCCGTGTGAACGTGGGCGCCTCTGGCTTACCCATACTACTCCTCCTCGGGAGGATTAATTCCAGTCAATGCCGAGGGCGCCGGACCCTTGGAACTGGAAGTTGACCTCAACGATGCTCCCCAGCGCGGCCCCAGCAATGCTGAAACCCGACAGGATAGCCCCGGCGTAGAACTGCTTGAGGCTGTTCGTCACCCCGAACAGCACCCCGTTCAACGTGTTGCTGGGAATGGCTTGCAACAGGTCGTCGAGGACGCGGCCCTGTACGGCGTCATCCTTGTCCAGCCACGCGGTGCCGTCGCCAGACCATACCGCGATGCCACCCACGAACTTCCGCCACGCGGTGCCGTAAGTGGACGAGTCCATGACTTCCACACTGCTCTGGAGGTTCCAGAGCTTGGCTTCCCCAACCGATTGGCTGGCGATGGTCACCACCGCGTTGTCCGCGATGCCACCCGTAGCAAACCCCGGCGTGATTGTCATGTTGATAATGGTGCCCGCGGCGGCAACCCAGAACGGGCCGCCTGTGACGGTGTGCACGGGCGTGCCCGTTTCCCCGGCCACGGTAAAGGTGTCCCCAGCGACGAGGACTCCCTTGAACCCGGTGCCGTCCAAAGTGATTTGCGTCACTCCCACGGTGCGAGCGCCCACGTTCAGGACGTTGCCCGCGGTCACGTTCACCTTACCCCCGAAGGAGAGGTGCCCGTCCAAGCCACGATATGTCGTCATGGTCCGCCCCCTTTAAGGCAGAGGGTTAGGCCCACGTGATGGCGAGAGCGCCGGACCCTTGGAACTGGAAGTCCACGGTGATGAGCGCCCCGAGTCCCGCGGTCCAGTTGATGGTCGTGACCACGCCCGTGCCCGTGAACTTCTTGCCCGTGCCCACGAGGAACTCCATCGCGATAGCCGCGCCCAGAGGAATGGGGATGGTCAGCTTGTCCGTGATGGCCTTCTGCCCGAGAGTGTCCCCATAGTCGAAGTTGCCCGTCGCTGAACCGCCCCACTGCGCGATACCACCCACGAACTTGCGCCACGCCGTCCCAAAGCTGGAGGAATCCATCACCTCCACGTTGGAATTTACCGTCCACGCGTTCAATTCCCCGACAATGTTGGTCGCGTAGGTGAACGAGCCGTCCATGCCACGATAAGTAGCCATCTGTACCTCCTGTTAGGTCGTTTCCTCAATCTCAAAACCTACACGGATAGCGGAAGCGTCCCACTGGGAGTCATCCACCTGAATGGGGGCGCTTGGCACTCCGCACCGCACGCCGGAAAAGCTCACCCGATTGAATATGTCACGGGCGGCATCCAACAAGGCGTTCAGCGCCCCGCTGGCCTCCCCCCGAGGATGATACCCTGTCACCTGAATTACGCCAAGCATAGCGTTCCGGTTGGTCGCTCCCATGCTCCGCTCAAAACCGTCACCCCACATGATGTCGATAGCGGCCCATGGCTCCGCGGGAGCGGTAGGCGGCGTGAATGCGACACGGGGCCACTTCACGGGCGTGCGGCCCGCCCACAGGGTATCGAAGCGTGTGAGGATGGCGCTCTGCGCGGTTGCCACGGCACTAGCCATTCGCCGCCTCCCGCGCCAGCATGGCTTGAATCTCCACGGCAATCTGCCGCACTTCTTCCACCGTCACCGCAACCATCCCCACGGGCGCTTGTGAACTGGACCCGTGTTCCAGCTTGTTGATGTATGGGAGGTTGTTCACGATGTACGTGATGTCCTTGATGCTCAATGACTTCGTGAACGCCGCGGCCTTACCGATACTAGGCAACCCGGTTGTGTCGAACTTCGACTCATCCGCCCCAGCCTCCGGATGCCCGGTAGAGATGTTCCAGTTGCCACGCGCCCGCCCGGTGTCCACCGGGGTGCGGAGCACAACCCGGCGATACGCTTCCAGTACGAGGCCCGCGTAGGCTTG